AGGGGTCTGGTTCGGGTTTGGATGGGGTAGGGCTGATATTGGATCATGTGCGCGTCAAGGAGACTGCCAAGGTGCGAAATCTTCTCGCTGATAGGGAGGGCCGTCTCAATGGCGCGATCAATGAACTCGATAACACCAGCTTCTGGGATGGTTTTGACACTGTCTGTCGTCGTTTGTCTTTTGCGTCGATTATGTGTTATGTTAAGGGGTACTAAGCCTAGAGTTGATCCTAGACCATAGTACAGTCCTGTGTGAAAATCGTCGCCTAGAGCAAGATCAAATTCGAGTAGCCATTCACCTTCTCCGCCTACGCACTCTACGGACACTATATGGTTATCACCGTTTCCGGTTTGTCCAAATGGGCTCGTGAACGTTCGAGCGAGGTAGGGGATGACGACTTGCGCTGGGCAGTTGAAGTCGAAGTGGTGAAGACCAGACAAGTCTTGATGGGTGTATCCAGGGGTATACGTAGAGTTACCTACGTTTATGCGTACGTAGCAGTCAGGGGGAAATCCGTCAGATTTTATTCGCACTAAAGAAGCACGAAGGACGATCGATCCACGCCACAAAACGTAGCATGAGGGAAGAACTCCCGCTGCTGTAAGGGCAAGGTTTTCTACCGTCATGCTGAAGACATTCGTGGTAGTTGGACCTGCTGACAAGCTCGCTGAGCCGACTCGACGGAAACGCTTGAAAAGCGTAAGTAAGTCGTCAGGGCTATCCTGGAAATGGGTTGGGGTGACGTGCTTGACGTATCCTTCGCCCGCGCAGAGAACCGTAAGGTCCATGTCTTGCACGGGTGTGTTGATGTTGGTCACTACGCTCTTTACTTCGTTCGCATTGCTCTGTGGAGCGGAAGATCCTGCCTTTACGAAGGCGAAAGACGTTCCTGACTCTGGAGTTGTTACGACAAAAGATGCTTTCTTGTCGAATTTGTGCGAGTAGTACGCGTTGGCCGGGATTACTTCTGGAACCTTGAAGACAGCATCTTGGATCGCTGCATATATTGCGATCGGAATGGTCTGCGGATTGTCTGGTCCAGTAGCGAGCCGCGACATAACCTTGATCTGGAAGTTGCCAAGGGTTTCAGGGTGTCGGAGATATCCCTTATGGAATCGAAAAGGGATGTTGTACTCAACGCTCTCATCTTGTGAGAGCTTGATCAGCACTCCGTTGTTTTGCACCAACTGTGTGGTCGTTGTTGCTAGGGTGTAGGGGATGAAGCCGGCGACGAGGCAGCCTGCGTAGAAGGGTGATGCCTTGATCACGATCTTTATCGTGACACTGCTGAACTTATAATAGTTCGTCGTGTCAAACGGAGCCTTCTGGGCAGCTGTAACAATCACGTCGTTCGGGATGTTGAGCGTGAGGAGATTGGAACCTCCTACGGCTGTTGCGGGCCAGTCCACGGTCTTGATGTATGTGAACTTTTTCTCGAGTTTTGCGAGAGTCCAGTCTGTGTCGTTCATGGTAGCCATGGCACGTCTGCTCTGTGACGTTGGGATAATACGTCCTAGAGATGGATTCAAGCTCGTCGATTGTGCTCCGTCGGAGATGGTTGTACCAACGGATTCGCGAACAGTTCGCTCGGTGCCTGATAATGAATCGACACCGGCCTGTTGTTGGGGGAGAGGGGCGACCTCGCTTGGGTCATGGGATGACTCTGGGGCTTGGGAAACACTCATAGTGCTTCCGAGTGGTTCGCCGGCGAAATCACTTCGCGCGACGTTGTCGATGGGGCCTACTTCTGGGATGGTTGGGATGATCATTTTGCGGGATGGTTGGATGCCTGGCTTGCCTTTATATGGGTGTGGGGAAGCTTCGGTAGTTCCAATCCTGTCTTCGTCGCGAGTGGCGTAGTCGGAGTGAGCTCCTGGGAATCTGAAGTAGTGTAGCCAGATGGCAGACAACTCTTCGTATGTTGGGAGTTCGAGCAGGGGACATTTGCTCAAGAACTTATCCCTGATGCGGTCGTAGACAGATGGTCCATGAAAGAAGATGCCTCGAAGAGAGCAGATAATATTCTCTTGGGTAGCTTTCTGTGCGTCTTTGTTGTAGCGATTTAGACGAATCCAGTAGCATGACTCTACAAGAGAGTCTAGTTCTGGGAGTGGGATGAAATATCCAAATCGCGAGCGTGTCTCGTTCTTAAGAAAAGACATGTCGAAGAAAGACGTGAGGGGACGTATCTGTGCGTTTTTCTGGGGGGAGGTCACTTCTAGACCTCTTTCGTTGAGGTACTCTGATACTGATACTCCATTGTACCATTCCTCCACGTGTGAGTGTACGACTGTGATTGTGTCGTCACCACCACGCATACCGCGCGTGTACTTTTTGTAGCTTGACATTTCCACCAGATTTGGTCGGTGAATTTTTGACAAGTGAGTCCAGGCGGCGCGATGCATGATCTCGTTTGAAATGCAATTGACGGTATATGTGATGAGAATACCGGACATGTTGATTCCCTGTGAGGTAAATAGGGATTTTCGCCATATCATTTGGGGACTGCAGATCCATTCGAGAAGGGTAGCCTGCTCGCGTTCGGGAAGGTTCAGGCCTGTGAGCATTAGCTCTGCTGATTTGTAGAGGAGGAGATGGGATAGAGTTCGATCATAGAACTTGTAGTCGAAGTCGAATCCATGATCCCCTACTTCAGTCATGTAGCTAGCATACTCATGCCAGTCGAGGGATAGCCGATCAAGGGAAGGGCGGAAGAATAGCTCGTGGACGTCGGCATGGTACATCGACATCATGAAGGTGTAGAAGTACGACCTACATACAAGAAAGTTGATCACGTTGCCGCATGCAAAAATGCGCGACTTTGGAGTAGCAATCTTGGCGAGTTTTATTCTTTCGTCCTTAATGGTCAGGATGAAAGGAGAGAAGGGAATTGTTCCGTTCTCGATCTGTTTCATGACGTTCCTGTAGTCAGTCTCGATTCGAGAACCGGGGACGAGAATATCGCCCCAGTCCTCAAAGAGATCGGTCTTCTTGAGACCTTCGCAGACGTAGGGATAGCCGCAGCTAGTGGTCATATCCATTCGAGTGTTGGCTGGTTTGCCTTTAATGCCATTTATGGCTTGATGGAGGTTCAGCTTTCGGGGTTGATACACCGATTTTGAAAGAATTCCTTGAAATTGGGATCGGAGAGAGTCGGCGGCTGCCGTTAGCTCTTCCGGAAGGAAAGCTCCTGGTCGGACGATGTATCCGCTGAAAAGTTGACGATAGAACTCCACTCCTTGGTATTTGAGTGGGATTCGTTCGTCATAGCCAGCAAGGGGGGATGGCTCGGTTAGATGAGGACCGAGCGCCTCGTAGACGTCTGATGGTTGGAGAGACGTCTTTGTGTTTTGGTAGACTCTATGTTCTACCTCACCGACATACACAAGAGATGTATTCTCGGGGAGGAATGTTACTGCACATTCGGCTGTAGTATCGACGTGGTCTGTATCTATGTCAATGACTGCTTTTTGGTCACGCTCAAGCGCTTCCAGTAGGGCGTCACTGGTGACAAAGTGGAAGTACGAATACTTCGTTAGACCACGTGCTACATGCACGCCGAGGAGTACTTCCTCTTGAGTTTCCGATAGACGGACGAGACTTCCGCATGATGAAGGGCGGGAGTCATAGTCGCTCTCAGCCACTACGTGATAAATCACGTCGCGGCCTTCGAGACGAGTCGTTCGGATTTGATCTCGTGTGACTTTACCAGATGATATCTGGAAGTCGGTGCTGTATGAGCCATCTTGTTGGTAGCCTAGTAGGTCTATCTTCTCAACTCGAAAGTTGGTAAGGTCATAGTCTCCGTGCCAGAAATGTTTAACGATATTCTTGTGCGCAGAAAATACTCGCTCATCGAGTTTGAAGAGGATGACATCAGCTCGGTAGCCTTTGTCGCCTAGATAGGTGTTGCCGTGAGATAGCGGGACTAGCTGGGTTTGACTGAACGAGAATGGTTTCTCGCCAGATTTCCAAAGAGGAGTGTTGATAAAAAACTCCGTTCCATTTGGAATGTAGCCACCCGTCATCGTGTCGACAAAGATGTGTCTCACAGTGAGAATGTAGTGTCCACCAATGAACACGCAGTTGACAGTGGTTCCATAAGATGTTCGAATGGATCCAGTTGCCTTCTTGAAGAGCGGGTTTAGTTGGTCAAGGTCACCCGCCTCTGGCTTTGTAGATAGGTAGCCAGGGGACCTGGGTTTTGCGGTCTTTGTTGTGCCTGACTCGCTTACTGCTGAGAAGAGCTTGTAGGCGGCGAATGAAATGCCGATGGTGGTCAGAGTCGCCATGATGCATTTAATTGCAGGACCTACGACAGCAGATATTGTGCTGCGTAGTCCCATCATTTTGCATATTTTGACTCCAAACCACGAGTAGACGTAGGAGAGGGCCTTGGCCACCGTAATTACGTAAACCACTGGTACGGCCAGTAATGCTCCTTCGAGGATGACTCCCTTCGAGATGGCTATTAGCTCATCGAGGTTGCCTGACTCTTTGGTCGTGAAGATGGACTTCACCTTAGCTTTGAATGAAGAGAGTTTTGAGTCTTTCTTCGGTTCGTCCTCATCAATTTCCATAATAGGAACTGGGTTGAGGACAAGACGATCAAGGTCTCGTGAAAAGTCTCCATGTTTTTGCCATTCCGCAAGATTATCACGGATTGGGTTTAGCTGTGGAAGTAGTCCAACTGGTTCGAGCTCTAGAGTCTTCTCCATGTTGTCTGTGACGTGTCGAAATGATTCTCTCTTCTTTCGATGGATGAGAGAGAATAGACTTCGAGCTTGAGCAAGATTGAGTTGTGTGCCGATGATGGCTTCATATTCAACACACCGCTTGACGATTCCGATGGGAGCGTCAAGGTCTTCAAAGTTTACTCGTGCGAAGAGCTCGATTTCTAGATCGAAACGTCGTGCAAGGGCGTCTGGTGAGGTCATATCTTGACCTGCATGTTCGGGGTTTGAGTTGGTGCATAGCACTACAACTTTTGGATCGACTTGCATGCCTTTGATTTCGGAGCCTGCAATGTTGGCTGTGACTGCTGCCATGGGGGCCGTGGTTATTAGACCAATTAGAGCAAGATTTTCACCGGCTTTTTTGTCTTGGTAGAAGTCGTCGAATAGTATGACGTCTTTTCCAGAAATGCCGGTTTGGTACTCTGAGGTTGTGTTCCAGGTATAGGTTTTCGCCTGGACTTCCTCAAAAGTCTTGCATTCTAGCTCGGTGCCAACTATAGATTTCCATGCAGCTGATTTACCTTTTCCTGCAGGTCCTGAAAGGACAAAACACGTTGGTTCAAAGTCGCGAGACTTAAGAGGAGGAATGGATTGCATTCCTGACTCCAAATGTCTTTTAAACTCAGACCAGTCACGTCCATATCGCTTGTTAGTTGCGATGTAGACTTCGGCTTCTGCTAAGCAGGTATAGTATTTGACACGCATGGCTGTGGCGCTGTCTGCTCCGGTTTTTCCTGAACATGTCAGCTGATATGCAAGGTAGTTAGCATAAAGCTGATGAAGAGGAGAGCCGTCGGCTTCAATTTCGTGTCGGATCCAGAGCTTGGTATCCTTGATGTCGCCGCTAATCCATGAATGGACGTAGTCGATTATCGTCTTGACGATTTTTCCAACGTCAACGCTCACTTTTGCGAGCATGAGTATAGGTAGGATAAGCTTTGCCATTTCTGACAAGGGCTTGATGATTGATCCAAATCGTCGTGGGAGGCTCTTAAGCATTTCCGTTAGGAAGTCAAGGTTCATCTCCGGGATCGTCGAGACTGCATCCATGTATCGGTAGTTGTGCGATGCACATCCCATGCCAAAATTCTTCAATTTCTTGATCAGTTCATTTGTATTGATCCGCTCGTGTTTGTGTAGGTAATCAATAAAGATTGTCTTGAGCGGTCCTAGATCGACGTCTTCGAATTTTGGGAGGTCTTTGTTGGCCTTGGAATTTTTACACGAAAGTTGGAAAACGTGTATGACGTGAAGGATTCTATCCTTTGCTGACATTTCAGCATCGCGCATTTCAAGAAGCATCATTGCAAAGGTCGCAAACATGCCTGATTTGTTATTGCATCGAAAATCGGAAATCAGTGACACGATGTGCAGTGGTGATACACACATAATATAGTCAAGAATGACATTCACTGTATATCCGAGGCCTTCGGTAAGGGTTCGAAGTTTTTGGGAAATGAATTTTCCGACGCGGGATGCGCCGAACTTCACAATCATTCCTTCGATCAACGTGGTTATCTTCTCCTTAAGGGAGGTAAGATGTCCACGTATGCCTTTTCGGGCTGCGTCGGGTGCTGTTGAGAGGCTGCTGATAGTGCCTCCTTCTGGGATGGTTTCGACTTTCTCGAGCTTAGACGCTTTGATGCGCTTAAGCAGTTCGGCACGAAAGGTACCTCCTCCAGCTGGGGAAGGTTTGCGCACGAATGCTTTAGCAGCACCGCTTGCGACAGCTGCGTATCCTGCTCCGGATATTGTTGGTGGAACTACCTCGCTCTTTTCTTGTTTGGGTTGTGTAGTTTGGTGTTTGGCGAGGTATTCCTCGAAGCTAGGAGTGCTGTCGACTACGTCTTCGTATCGATTGATGGTGATCGTTACGGCATCGGCGTGGGGGGAGTGTTTGTCGTAAAATTGAACGACCTCTGTTTCGTTGTAGTCATAGAGGTAGAAGCAAGTGTGACACTTACGACAAAGATGGGAGGTGCATCCGCACACTCTATTGTGGCGGAGTGATGTTCGGATGTTCCCGCACGAAACGCATGGTGGATTGGTGACACGACATTTGATTTCTGACTGGTCGCAGTCACAGGAGAAAGAGAAGTTGTGATCTCCTATGCGTTTTATGCAATTGAATTTCATACCATGTTCGCATTTGTGGTTTTTGCCATATAAGCGGACTCGATTGTTGAGGGTGAGCTCAGGGGAACGAATGTCCTGTGTCAAGGACATTGCGAGCTGTTTCTCTGTGTGGCGTCGTGAGAAACCCTCTCGAGAGGCTTGCTTAGCCAAACTGGTGTCAATTGCAAGTTGTGTGCGTGCCTCGCGAATTGGTTGGAATTTCGCGTCGGTTTCTGCTGCCAGGGCTTGTAATGCAGCTGCTTCAGCGTTTTTCGTCGTTTTGTTGAAGGTACGACGAGCTTTGCGCTGA